CCGTTAAAACTTGCTAGTTTGTGGGTTAATTATCAACAAAAGCACGAGTTTAATCCTATACACGACCATAGAAGTTTAATGAGTTTTGTTATATGGGTTAAGATTCCATTTACTAAAGAAAACGAAGCAGAGATATTTAAAAAATCAAATGAACAACCCGTTAGTGGGCAGTTTCACTTTGTGTATACAAACTCATTAGGTGATATAAATTCATATAGTCCTCAAGAAAAAGAAGGAATGATTGCTATTTTTCCATCTCAGATGAAACATATGGTATATCCATTTTTTACTTCGGACGATTATAGAATATCTGTAGCAGGAAACTTAATAGCACAATAAATAATTTAGAGGAAAGATATGTTAATTGAAACACCGTACAAAGAAGGAGATACTGTATCCCTTAAACTTACATCTGGGGAAGAACTAGTAGCTCGCTTAGAAAAGGAAGATGATAAATTTTATGTACTGCACAAGCCTATGGCATTGGTTGCAGGACAAAACGGATTAGGGTTAGCACCTTATATGTTTTCAGTATCGCAAGATGCTAAATTTAATTTAAAATCAAGTGTAGTGGCATGTGTTCTTAAAACAGAAAAAGAACTAGCGAGCCAATACACACAACAGACTACAGGAATTGCAGTATAATGCCAGGTGTTAGCAGAGACAACGATACAGCAGGTGGAGATTTAATTCCTAGCCAATCTACTGTCTTTGCAAACAACGAAGAAGTTATTATTGATAACGACGATGTTGCAGGACACGGCCCTGGTGCTCATGCTGCTCCTACCATTCCTGCAAGTATAAATCCTAGTGTTTATGTAGAAAATAAACTAGCAGTAGTTAAAGGAGATCCTGCAACTTGCGCACATCCAGCGACTGGTAGCGGAAATGTATGGATTTATGAAGGCTATGCTCCTGCCGTAATTATTCCACCAGAAGTACAAGAAGCCCTTGAAACAGAAAACAATGAGCTTATAGAAAATCCACCAATCGCAACAGGTGATACCACTGGTGAACAAGTACCTGAAAATTATGCAGGAACTGGCGAGGCTGGTGTTGATACATTAGGTACAGATCAAGCACAAGTAACTGAAAGTTTAGTTCCTTCTAACTCTCAAGCAGCAGCAGATCAAATACCAGAATTTTTAACTCAAATATTAGGAGAAGCAGCAGCCGGCGATTGGGACGAGCGTAACAATGCTAACAATAATCCTAGTATAAGCAATCCAAACATTATTGGAATATGGAGTGAATTAGGAATTGGTAGCTCAGGCATGTGGGCAAATGATCAAACACCTTGGTGTGCAGGATTTGCTAATTGGGTTTTAAAACGTACCGGTTACAAATACATGCAAAGTGCTAGAGCGTATGACTTTAGAGATAAAACAAGTATATATGGAGGCACACCTGTACCAGTAACTGAAGGACAACCGGGTGACATTGTAGTTTGGAATTACAGTCACGTGAACTTCATTTATAGTGTTCCTTCTCCAGGAAAATATACATTCTGCGGAGGAAACCAAAGCGATAAAGCAAGTGCTACTAACAATAACCCATCTGGTGGTACAGTTAGTAACTCTTATAGAAGCGGCTATACACCTCCTGGTAAAATATCAGGCATATACCGCCCAGCAAGAGCATAACCACATTTAAGAAGTCTTAAATGCACCTTTTAGTAAATAATTACGAAATAACATTATAACAAGGAGAAAATGATGAGTAATCATGATGAGATAGTACAAGCGTTTAACAACTACCTAGCAGAACACGAAACGTTCGAAGGTAAAGGCGTTAAGGCTGCGGCTGCAAGAGCTAGAAAAGCACTAGGAGATCTAGGCAAACTTACAAAAGAGCGCCGTAAAGAAATCCAAGAGAAAAAGAACGCAATGTAATGTCAGGACAGCGGCGATGGCTCAAAACTTGGGCAAGAACCGTTGGTATGCCAATAGGCATAACTGATGACGATAAGCCAGAATTCCTTCCTATATCACAAAAAGATGTAAAGAGGGCACTGGCTTTTCGTACCTTTTGGATAGTGTTACATGTAGTAACCTGTTTTATGATTATAGCTGGTAACGGAAAAACTTTAGGACTTTGGTAATGGACACACGCATACGAGAAATTCTTGCTCGAGAATCACACAGACAAACAACAACAATAGAACTTATTGCAAGTGAAAACTTTGCTAGTGATGCTGTAATGGATCTAGCAGGAAGTTGCTTTACTAACAAATATGCAGAAGGCTACCCAAGCAAGCGTTACTACAACGGTTGCGAACACATGGACGAAATTGAAGAACTAGCAATAGACCAACTTAAAGAATTATATGGGTGTCATTTTGCTAATGTACAACCTCATTGCGGTGCTAATGCAAACACTGCAATTTATCTTGCATTTTTAAAACCTGGTGATAAAATATTAGGAATGGATCTAGCAAGTGGTGGTCATCTAAGCCATGGTGCACCTGTAAACATTTCGGGCAAAGTTTATGAAGCACATCATTATGGCGTTGACAAAGCAGGCTGGTTAGACTATGATGCAATTGAAGCACAGGCAAAAGAAGTTATGCCAAAAATAATTGTTGCTGGTGCAAGTGCATATCCTCGATTAATTAACTTTGAACGTTTTAGAGAAATTGCAAACAATGTAGGTGCTTACTTACTAGTTGACATGGCACACTATGCTGGACTTGTTGCAGGCGGAGCATATGCAAGTCCTATGCAGTATGCTGACTTTGTAACCAGCACAACACATAAAACACTAAGAGGTCCAAGAGGAGGTATTATCCTTTGGAACAATCCTGAATACAGTAAAAAAATTAATAGTGCTATTTTTCCTGGCACACAAGGCGGACCTTTGATGCATATTATTGCAGCCAAAGCTCAATGTTTTATTGAAGCAAATACACCAGAGTTTAAAGAATATGCAAAAAATGTTGTATATAATGCTAAAGCAATGTGTGATGTATTAAGACAACGTGAATTTACTGTACAAACAGGTGGCACTGATTCGCATATAATTTTAGTTAATCTTACAGACAGTAAATACAGTGGCAGACAAGCAGCAGATATGCTAGAAGCTAATGGAATTACTGTAAACAAGAATGGTGTACCAAATGATCCTCGTTCTTTTGTTGAAACAAGTGGTATTAGAATTGGAACTGCGGCTGAAACAACAAGAGGACACAATGATATGTGGTTTAGACAATTGGCACATAAAATTGCTGATATATTAGAATGATTTGGCTAGATTATACAGTACACAGTTATGCAAACGGTGATTTTACAGTTGAAGGTGATTGGCCTGGCGAAGTAATGGGATGGGACAAAGACGGTAATCCAGGGGCTAGGGATCGTACCTTATACCAACCAGGAGATGTTTTTGTTGTCGATAAAAACGGCGTACTCAGAAAGTCAGATCATCTATCGGCACTAATGATGAAATACGAAGAAAATAAAGAAAGAAAAAATGAAGTGTAAACAAGGTGACCTAGCAGTAATTAAATTTTCAATACGACAAGAGAATATTGGACGTATTGTAAAAGTTGCTGAACACATTGGACACTTTGGACAAGGATCACTATTTCAATTTAGAGGCATAACTTGCCAAGCGGCAATAACAGATAACTATTGGTGGATTGAAGCAGAAGATCTTAATATTGGGCTAGGACCATCACCTAGAGCATACATACCTGATAGTTGGTTAGAACCTATTAAACCAAACAACAAAGAAAAAGATTTAACAGCAGAAGACATAGAAGATAGAAAGTTTGCTATGGACTTAATGTTAGGTTAACCTCACATAAATAATGTATGAAAATAGTTTACATTCACGGGGCTACCGCCAGTGAGCGTAGTTTTGCCTTTATACAGCAGTCACTCCGAACCAAGAATCCTATCTATTTAAATTACGAAAAAGATACAACTGCAAAAGACAATCTGTCTGCAATGAAAATTGAATTATTAAAACATGTTGATGATCCTGTTTACGTAATTGCACATAGTATGGGAGGGCTATATGCTACCTACTTACAAGAAGAATACTCTAACATACAAGGAGTAGTCAGTCTTGCTACACCTTTCAATGGTAGTGAAATAGCAATGTGGGGAGC